ATAACGAATTTCCGCATTAACGGAGTCCGCAATGGACTTGTTAACGAAGATATTGCAACCATACAGCTTGAAAAATCCAAGTACAGTTACTTCCAAATAAGCCGAGGTTGTTTTTTCATAACTGATATTCCCACCATCTACCCCAGAGAAACTAGTTGTAAATCTCCCGTGCTGGAATAGACTCCCTGCCTCATTCTGTATTACCGTATCTGCGGTTGTTAAAACAATGCTGGTTTTAACTCCTCCATATGCACCGCCTGCTTTTACTAAAATCCCTTTATCACAACGCATTGTCTTTGTAGTTGCGGCGTTGTCCCAAGCACAATTTGCTGGCACAGCAGCTATAGCGTCGGCTGCCGTCCATGCAACTGCGTAAACACTTGTGGCATCTGGCGTTACATTTGTGACAGGAGACCCGCTGGCATTTACTTTGAAAAAACCATCGACAGTTAGCACCGTTGCGGTGTTTGAAGCAATCAGCCCTGTGGCTCCAGCCCCCATGCCAGAAATAATCCATACGATGTGTTCGGCATAGGCATTTACTGTCCAAGCCTTGCCAGTATCAGTTAGCGTAGTCGCCGTGCCAGACGTAGCCGTACCGTTGCTCTTGTATCCAGCAACCTCAATATTAGAACCGACTAGTGCGATTGCCATATTATTTCTTTGAAGAACCCTTACCTGCTTGTGCGCGATGCGGTACGACTACCTTTTTTGCGACGATAATGGGCTGGTCTTGTTTGACGGAGATATTACCAAGCAAGATAATTATCTGGCCGAGTTTATCGCTGACATCTTGTAATGTTGGAGACGCCACGTTATTTCTCCTTGTGTGTTATTGCGGGTGGTTATTGAATAGTTGGGCTGTCTTGGATGGTTTCGATTGATCCAGTCATACGCCCATCTTGACCCCTGATCGCTGTACGCTGTCTTGGTGCAGTCACTCGTTCGACCAATGCGGCGAAGGCTTGCATGACCTCGTTGTGCATCTGTTGCATGTGCGCCATTTGGTCGGGCTTGTCTTCCTCTTCGGTGTCGTCCTTTGCTTCCGCTGACGCGGTGGCGTTAAGTTGCTGCGTGAATCCATCCACAATCTGCTGCAATTGCCGAACAGCGTCCTGTGTCTGCTGCTGAAGTTGCATTTCGGCTTCGCGTTGAGCCAGGGCAGCATCGCGCTGTTCAACGGCATTCATCGCTGATTTGAGCTTGTCCTCATAGGATGCCTTCAAAAGCTGGTTATCAGCCTGCTGCTTGGCATCCTTGGCCTGCTGGATAACGGCCTCGGCTTGTTTCTGTTGCTCGGCTATGGCTTGTTGGGCTTCTTGTACCTGCTGCTGCATGGCTTGCTGCTGCATTTGCATTTGTTGCTGAGCTTGTTGCGATTGCCCCGCCTCTTTCTCGCCGCCGATCTGATCCAGCGCATCTTCAAGTTGCGGAGATACTTTGAACGCCCTGACTCCGAAGGTGAGCATCTCCCTGGCCAAGTCCATCGGGATCGCACCAGACTGCACGGCAGGGGCTATGCCTGTGACGAAGCCTGATATAGCCGTCAACAGCTCGATACGGTTCTTTTGCTCTGTGGCAGCGTCCGGCATCACCGTGGAATCTGTCTCGATGTCCACACGGAACCCGCGCAACTTGTCATCGCGCAGTATCTTGGTGATCTGCTCCCATGTAGGCTTGTTGAGTTTATCGGGGGGCTGCTGCCCTTGCATGGCCTGTGCCTGTGTCTGCAATGCTTGTTTCTCGGCATCATTCTGTGCCAAGTCAAAGCCGGTCATGACCGCCAGGGTCTGAGGGCTGAACTTCTCGCTGATGATCTCGGCCTTGAGCCGGTACAGATCCCGTGCGAATATCTGAATGTCCTTCTGTCTCGGCCCGGTACGGCTGTTGGCATAACGTGCCTTGAGTTCCTGCGCGCCCAGCGTCTCGGATGAATTACTGACTCCGCGCACGATGTCGGCAATGCCAGTGACCTCATAAATGATCTGCTTCACGGCCTCGCGCTGATCCATCAACTGCACCAGCACCTTGGCAATGCCTTCGATGGGCGACTCGTACAAAGCGGCGGCTAATCCACCCTTTTCAGCCAGATTGACAAACTTTTCGATGGGCACGAATTCATCATCCCCGGCAGATGCCAGCTTTGCCAACTCAGGGTAGGCAGCATCGTAAACGCCTCGCCGTCTCAATCCGTCGGTCAACGCCTCAATGCGTGCCGTGAGATTGTCCAGCTCGATTGCCTGATCCTGATATTGCGCATATTCAGGCACGGGAATCATCGTGTTTGTGTTCTTGATGGAATAGACCGGCTTCGGACAGGGGAAGAACTGCTCCAGGTTCAGCGGATCATCCTTTACCGCCAGGCGCTCACCGGACAGCCCTTTGCACACAACATGCACTTTCTTGCTGGTCTTGTCCCAGATCGACCAGACAAGGGCGCGCTTGAACATATCATCGTTTTCCTCTTCCTTGTCCTTGGGCTTCCAATCAAGTGTGCATTTTTGCCCCTTCTTGCCGAACTGCGCCTTGAGTTCATCGCGAGTCAATAATTCCCCAAAGGCCACCCATCGCACCTTGCTCCAGCGCTTAGCCGGACTCATGCGGAACATTTCCCATTCGACGTATTCAGTCTCTACGGTCTCATAGACCACCTCCTGTACGGGTTCGCCGGACTCTGCATCCATCAACGGCTCGCCAGTTTCCTCATTCTGCATCGGTGCATAGCTTGGGATGTATTTCACCTTGGCAACTCCGCGCCCAGGCAACAGGTAATCCTCAACAATCCCGGCCATCACGCCGTCGAAGTCGTACGAGTCGGCACAGTAAGCTAAAGCACGCTGCAATACCTGCGCAGCCTCGCGGCCTACCGGATCACGGTCAAGGAAGCGCCTGCGTACATCAGGAATGGGGGATTTTTGATAGATTACACCGCGCAGGACTTCGGTGTTGGAAAACAGGATATTGAATCGGGACTTGCGGTTGTCCTCTTCGTCCGAGGCTTCATCGCGATAACGATCTATTACCTTTTTGGCACGCTTGCGCCATTTTTCCTCGTGCGCTGAGGATAGAGATAGCTCACGAAGCCACGAAGTAGTGATTTTGCCTTCGTCAGTATCCTGGTCTTTTGATTCGATTTCGCCGGCCATGAGTATTCCTCGAATTCTCCCGGCAAGAAATCAAGCGCAGCCGGGGATATGGTTGCGCCACAACTGCCACACATCATAATTGAGTTGGGTGTCGGTTTTTCGCCATTATTGGGCATGGTCACTCGTTCAGCTTCCATCATGTCCGGCCTTGCACCAACATCATCATACCAGAAGGCGATGCCGCCACAGGCATCCTCACCGACTCTATGGATTGCGGTAATCATATCCGTCCACTCCTTTTCGATTTTGACTCTGACTGCGCGATAAATTGATCCACTGTTATCGGGCCACGCGGGATAATCACCTTTGATTCCTGTTGAGGACGCAACCACGGGCGCGACATGCATGCATAGCGCCAATCATCCGCTGCATGATCCTCGCTATCAGTGTCAACGTCCTCGATTCTGTTTGAGTCATGCTGCAATCCAGGTATAGTTCTGATCGAGTCAATGCAAGTATCAAAACACACCAGCATCGGCCTATCATCATCCTCGCCAACCAAGCGCCCGCGCATCTGATCCCACCCGCCCATTGCTCCGCGTGAAGTCACCCTTGAGTTATCTGCGCGTCTGAATAGTATATCCCTGTTCGCGCCCTCAATCATCATTTCCGCAATACTAGGGCCGCCAGACTCTGCAAATGCGGATGGGTCAAGAACCCCAACCCCAATGTTTTTATCGCCAGCTTGTCGGCGTGCCAGCTCAGCCCCGACAACCTTTGCATCCATTTTCACCCCGATATTGTACAGAGGGTTCCCGGCTGAGTCCTTGGCTATCCCGTACCATTCGCGGTAACGCACCAAGCATCCTCTCGGCAATACCCTACCATCTGGCAAGTGGTAATCGTTTTCAACAATCGCCCACCAGCCGAACGAGAACGGCCTGGCAGATCCCCAATCGCCTGAACAGAAGCGCGGCCATGTGTCTGGGATGGTAAACGGTTTAACCACATGCCGATCATTCCGCCAGCAGTCAAAAAACGCCCCAGCTACCACATTCCAGTCGCCCTCAAGCCATGCCTTGCGCAACGCCTCATTCCCGCCCGTGGCGGCTCTAATCCTGCTCCTGTATTCAGGGTCATTGACCAATAGAATCTGATTATCATCAGTCCTGCTTGGGATGAACATTCTAACAAATCCTGTATCCGGGTCACGATACGGGGTAAATGGAGGGACAATATCAATGTACCGTTGCTTTACCCATACGTGCCCAACCCCGCCGGGATTGCCAGTTGCCCTCATTGAACAGGGGACACCATACGCACTGCGCAGAGTTGACAGCATCTTGAGCAGCCCTGTAGGGGATGGATATTCCGTTACCTCATCGAAGCTGATCCCGGTGTATTGGTGCCCGTGATACCGTCCATAATCCTTTTCGTTCTCGATGTAACGCATTTTGACTGATGCGCCGGAAGGCCAGTACCAGCATTGGGAGAAGGGAAAGCCTGCGGATGGTTGAGATTTATAGACCGCTCCTGTGGATGGGAATATCTCTGCTGCCCTAGCCTGCAACTCTTCGAGTTCTGGGTATGTCTTACGAAAAACGATGCCGCGCCAGTTCTTGCCGTATCGCAGCGCACCATCTTCTTGGTAGCCAAGCTGGAAATCAGACTTTCCACCGCCGCGCTCACCGCCGTAGAATAACTCGGCACACCAATCCGCTAGTATAGCTGCTGTTTGTGGGCCTTTCTGTGGCTGCCAAGCAAGCATTACCGCCCCTTTCGAGGTAATTCCACAAATCGGATTGATAGGCACGCGGCTGCCATTTGTGCGGTAGCTGGATTATTTTGGAGGGCGAGATAGTTAACTCCTTCGTCAAAGTTCCCGCATTTGTTGAGCCAGAGCATCACCAGTAATGCGCCATCATCAAACCTTGGGGATACGCCTTGAGAGTACCAATCCCTCACCCTTGTCCGGGGTACATCTATCTCCTTCGCTACATCGCAATGAGTCAGGCCACGATCCCGAAGGTCTGCCAAGATACGAAACCAGTCAATCTTGCTTGGCGGCATTGTTTGCCCTCATTGCCTGCAACCACTCATCTTTTGTAAGCTGGGGGCGTAGCTCATGGATCAATGGGTTATCGGGCTGCCCGCCTAAATCCAGCTTTTCGGTAAACAGCTTTAGATGCTTGCCCAGCAATTCGCAGCCTTTAAGCACGTTTGAGGCATCCGGCTTACTCAAGGCTGCACAGGCTTCAATTGTTGTCTTAATCGTTGTAAGGACGTATTTGGCATCAATGCCGAGGTCTTCTGAGCGTTTATCCATTGCGGATTGAACGAATTTCGCTACCTTACCATTCCTTAGTAACTTGTGAGCATTCACCTCTGCGACATTACCATTGCCGCTATATCCGGCGCGCTTGTAGGCTGCTGTGGCATTGAGGTCTAACAGATATTCATCCACAAACCGTTTCTGTTTAGGCGTGAGGTCTGATTTCATGCCGGAATGATACCAAAATAGGCTTATCTGTCAAGCAATTACTTACAGAACTTACACCGCGCAATGCAATGGTGATACCTCAACGCATATCGTGTACTTCGGCATCAGGTCAGCCAGTCCGCCCTGCCCGGCAGATGGCTCAAGGCAAGTGTGATGCGGTTCGATTCCGGCCATCATCACGGCAATGTCGGCCAGTTCCGGCGGGGTCGGGTAAAATTGGTGTGACTTCTGCTCAGGGATTCTGCCCGATCGTGAAAGCTCTTTCAACACCGGCTCGATCAAATAACCAAACTCCCAGCATCCTTTGCTTGTTTCGGCCCCACCAAGGCGCTCCATAATCGCAATCGTGGGCGCAAGAGGCGGTTCTTTGTGCTGATAGTCGAGCGTTTTGGCCTCGCGTGAATGGTAAGGCAATCCTCGATCTAAGTCTTTCAGCACTTCAAAGCTCACCAAATCATTGTGCAGCTTGTGTTCTTTCGGTTTCCGAGCCGGCTTGGTGCGAAACTCAGCCGGAATCGCCATCGGGTACAGGTGAGCCAGCACTTTATTGAGTTGCCACGCCAGGTCTGGGTGCACTTCCATGTGCGCAGTGCCTTTTTTGTACAGCCTCACCTTGAATGCCCCGCCGTCGAATTCGTTCCACTGTCCATCCCGCGCCATGTTGTCCAGGTCTTTGTTCGTGCTGTGCGAGTTACCGACTTCGCGCCCCAAGAATTTACCGATCACACAGCGCAGGTCATGGATGTAATTTGCCCGCTGGTAGCTGATTCGCCCATAGGACAGCATGTAGTCCAGAATAAACCGCTTGCCAAATGCTTGTGGCATGTTAGTGACATGCGAGCCGGACAATGCGCGGAATAACCCATCCACGCGCTCAGCCATAAATGTTGCACGATTGTTGAGTAGCTGCAACAACGTCCCTTTGACACTATCTTTTTCAAAGGCCGGGGTCTTGTGCTTTGAAATCTGCTCGTGCCACTCATTGCGCTTGTCTGCTGGCATATATTCCAACACGTCGGTCAACAGCATAGCACGCTGCCAGTAGTCAGCATCAAGTGCGCGCAAGGCTGGATCAAGTTGGAACACATCGCCAACACTGGCTGTGCTTTCCCTACTCCCCGCCCTCGCAGCCTCAAAGAAATAGTGCATCTGCTTTGCATCGTTGGCAAATTCTGCAATATGCTCAATCCCCTCCCGATCTTGCTTGTACTGCGCGAACAGATATTCAAGTGGGTTATGCAGGGTAAGGGCACAAGATTCATCCAATGCAAGAAAATTTGTCTCTGCCATAATCATTCCCCATATCCTCTCTTTGGGTTTACATGCAGATGCGTAATTTTACTCATGGTTCGTTCACAAATGACTCGGCCATTTCCTCAATCTGCTCAGGCGACAGCGTAGGCCAGTACGTCACGGCAATCCACCGGCACCACGCCAGTCCTATCTCATGCCGCAATCCGTCATCCACTTCCTCAAAGTTCAGCGATAGCGGGATGCGTTGCTTGGCAACGATACCAAACTCAGGCAACAGTATAGGCAATTCCTCGCAATGCGTGTTCGACTCGATCTGCAATTTCTTCAATACCTGGTGCGCGCTGAGGCCGTGGAATGCTTCGATGTTCGCTGCGCAAAGCTGTCCGATTCTGTGCAATAGCCGGTCAAACTTGGGGTTGTTCAGCTTCTTCAACGTGGATGCCAATACATCACCCGTATGGTAGCCCTTCGCCTTGAGTTGCTGCCGCGCATAGCCATCAGCGGGTACAAGCGCGCCTTTCTCAACCCGGAGGTAAATGCACTCGGGCTTGCGCTTTGGCCTCTTGGGGGGCTGGGTGATCTTGTCGATCATCGCTCCAATCCTTTCACAAGTGCAATCACATCGCTCAAATTCTTTACCACGAACAAACTGCCTTGCCATTCATCGTGGAACTTTTGCTCGTCCTTGGTGAGTTCCTGTTTGGATGGTGTTTTCTCTCCGTCCTTGATTTCAACCAAGATTGTTTTTTTACACTTTCCGACCGCAATATCCGGGCATCCGTTCCCGAC